GAGCGCGGTGTCGATCACGTTTTGTTTATGCACCAGGGACTGCGCCAGGCGGGCATCGAGGCTTCCGTCCAGGACAATGTGCTGCACCAGGACACTGTCGGTCTGGCCGATACGATGGCACCGGTCCTCTGCCTGCGTGACGTTACCAGGCACCCAGTCTAACTCTGCGAACACAACGTGACTGGCAGCCGTCAGGGTAAGACCAACGCCGGCCGCCTGGATGTTACCGATGAACAGCTTCACTTCATCGTCAGACTGGAAAGCATCGACCGCATACTGGCGCTGCTGCATGGGTGTCTCGCCCGTTATTGATACGCTACCAGGGAATGCTTCCTGTAGCGCACGAACGATGACCTTGTGGTGCGCGAAGCACACGACCTTGCGGCCGTCAGCCAGGGCTTCGGTCAGATGCTCGATGACAAAGTCGATTTTTTCCATTGCGCTATCGAGGCGCTGCTTTGACATCTCCTCGAACTGCACCTGAAGCGCCTGGTTTAATCGAGCGACGGCCTCACGATATGCCTGGTCGCTTTCGGCCTTGGCTAGTTCAACGTCAGCCCGCATACCTTCGAGCATGGCCTCGCGTTGTTCGAAGGCGACGCGCTCCCGCTCTACAGCTGCGCGGGCGGCACCGGTCGTCGGCACAGAGATGACCTGGCGGATCTTTGCCGGCAGATCTTTCAATACGTCACCCTTCAGGCGGCGGACCAGAATTGTGCTTCTCATCTTTTCCTGTAACTCCCCCAAGTTTGAGGCTCCGCTTTCGTCCCAGCCGAAACCGTTGTGGTGCCCATTACAATAGCGCTTCGAATACGCGCTCTTATATTTAAACGTATCAGCATCGAGCGCGTTGACTAGCGTCCAGGCTTCGATCGGGCGGTTGGGGATAGGGGTGCCCGTGAGGAACACCTTGCGGTCGGCGGAAATCGCCAAAGCTGCCTTGGTGCGCTTTGCCTTCGGGTTCTTCATGTAATGCGCTTCGTCGCAGATCAAAAGATCCCAGTGTGTTTCCGCCAGGGCAGGGTGCTTTGCCAGGACATCGTAGTTCACGATGATGATGTCGCCGTCCAGGGGAACAGGCTTGCCGCCCTCGATGATCTGTATCGTCAGGTCATAGATCGACCACTTCTCGATCTCGCGCTGCCAGTTCAGTCGCAGCGATGCCGGGCAGACGATGACGCCGCGGCCGAAGTTCGCGATGGAGTTAATGACACCGATCGCCTGGATGGTTTTGCCCAGGCCCATCTCGTCACCGATCAGTGTGCTGCGCCTGGACATAGCAAACGCAATGCCGGCTTTCTGATAGGGAAGATAAGACAAACCTTCGGGGCAGGGGATGTCCTCGTCCCAGTCGTCGGCGCGGCTGGCCTCGATCTCCGCGGCCTTGTTCTCACCGCCCTTGTCGAGGATTGCCCTCGCCTTGGCGTCGGCAAAATCGATCAGGTTCGAGGCGATGTCATGGTCGTCGGTCCACCAGTGCTTTGCCTGGGGATCCCAGCGGAAGCGGGCGGCCTTTGGGATAGCCCGCTCCTCATAGCTGGTCACGGCGATAAACTTGTTTGCTGTTGCTGTCAGTTGCATGGTTCAGATCCTAATCGGTAAAATACGATCATTCAAGCACGAAGAAAACGGTCGAAGTCGGCAATGCGGAGTTTGCCGCGGTTGCCCAGGCTGTCACAAAGCAGCACCCATTTGCGGCCGCGCTTTGCCCAGACATGGCGATAGCCGCAGCCGATCCTGGGGCATTCGTCGCCCAGGACAACGGTGACCCTGGTCGCGCCCTTCCATGCCTTGGCTTTCGGCGGCCGTGTTTCGAACGGCAGCTTGGGCATATTCCAGCGCTGCCTGGTGCGCCGCTGCTTCCGCACCTTGGGAGCGGGGCCGGTGCGTTTCAGGAATGTGGGGATCTCCAGGGGGTCGATGACGTTAGATCCGTCCATGTCTATCTCTCCTTAGTAGGGTGCAAAGTAGGGTTTTCAAGAAAACGACCTGTAACTAATTGATAAATAGGTAACTGCGACGGACGGTCTGTCCGCCAATATCTCCTGGCGGTGTCGCGATCCATCAGTCTACCCACACGCCCAGTTTCCGCTGAACTGCCCGTTCTTCTTCGCGCAATTCGTCGGCCCGCCTTGTCGCTATCGACAAAGCCCGAGACAAAACTATTGCCGCGTCATATGCCTGTGCCGCTGTCGGCGGGTTGGTGTCCAGGGCATAACGGTCGTGGCCCGCGGCAACCCATGCCGCGTCCACAACTTCTTCGATGTCCAGGTAATTCTGTTCCATGTCTCTTTCCTTTTCTCAAAAGTTGTAGTCGTGGAATTTTCTTGGTGCCTCCGAAATGACAAACCGTTCACCGTATTTATTTTTCCAGCGCAGGTTTGGCGTTCCGTCATATTTGGTTCCGACCTTGTTAAGCCGGATTTTAATAACCGGGTTTTCCGTGTTCGATGCGTAGTCATATTCCTGCGCGTCCTGGTTTGAGCAGTGGGCGGAGAACCCTCCCACATGGAACTTTAACTCGGTCTTGTTTTCACCTGTGTCCATCGCTCGGACCTCGATGCACTTGTCAGAAACAATGCGGACGATCTCGTAGGGATGAACGTCTGAATAACCGTAATGGTTGGCGAAAAGGTCGGTGGTGGGGGTCAATTTTTTCATTTGGTCGTCTCCGTGTTGCGTTAATCTCAACACGGAATATAAATAGGAATTATCCGATTACAAGTGTTTTTTTACACTTTTTTAAATTTAATTTTTAGAGAGAGCGGGACATCCAGACGACGCGGCCCTTGATCTCGACCGAATCAAGCGGCTGCTCAGTCGTACCATAATCGGTGTTTGCCGACGAGATCCTGATCTTTTCGTCAGGCAGCGCTTCGAGGCGCTTGATCACCAGCCCGGCACCGTCCCACAGGACAAAGACGCCAGGCGGGGAGGGGGCTTTGCGGCTGCAATCAACACACACGCGATCGCCGGGTTGCAGCATTGGCGTCATGCTGTCGCCATCGACGCGGATGATCGCCAGGTCGTTTATCGCACCGCCCATTGCTTGTATTTGGTCAGGCGGGAACGCCCACCAGGCAACTGGCGCTTCCTGGTCGTTCAACGCACCGGGGCCAGCCGCGGCCCTTACGTCCAGTTCAGGTATGCTGCGCGTTGCATTCGATTGCGAGGTGCCTGCACCGACCTGGGCAATTTTCGGAGATACGAATTCCTGCCAGTCCAGGTCTACCTTGTCACATACAGCCAATGCGACATCTGCCGGCAGATACTTGGGCTGCCCGCGGCGGATGTATTGCTGCAAATACGTTCGGTTTTTCCCAGCAGCCAGGGACAGCGATTGCATATCCTCTCGACTGTCGAGAATAGCTTCGTGCAGTTTTCTTCGAGTAACGTCCATGAACACACTGTGGCTAAGTGGTGTAAAAAAAGTTGACGAAACGTAATCGGATGTAACCGATCATGCAATAGGAAAAATAAGATTGCGACATTCTGGCACCGCCGCTATAAAGACAATCGTATTTTTACGATTGAGGTGAAGATGGACGCCATAGAATTTTTAGACACCGTCGAAAGTTTTATCCGAAAGCGGGCGATGTACCCGACCGTGTTTGGCGAAAAGGTAATGAACGATGGGTCTTTCGTTTTTGATCTCAGGTCTGGGCGATCGGTCACACTGAAGACCCAGGCAAAGGTGCTTACCTACATTGAGACTGATGCTGAAGATCAGGCTGCCTGAAAGGCCGCCGCCTCTATCAGCTTGTTTTACCGATCCAGCCGGCCGTAAGGGCAGGGTGAAGACAAAGCGCTATCGCGATTGGGAACGGCTCTGTGCGCCCAGGCTTCGCGCCGTCAAGGAAACGATGGTTGGCGACATTGCTGTTCAGTACCGGTTCGCCAGGACAGACCGCCGCAAGCGTGACCTGGGCAACCTTGAAAAGGCGATGAGCGACATCCTGGTCAAGCATGAGATCATCGAGGACGACAGCAGGATTGTAGATTTACGACTGGTCTGGGGCGGTGACGAGCCGGCCGAAATCTGGATTTGGGAGTGTGAGAAAGTCGAAACGGGATGCTTCAATGGATAAGCGGCCCCTTAGTGCGTTGAAGAAAATTAAAGAACGAGAAAACGACCGCCTCGGGTCTAAGGCTGCTGCCTACACCAAAGCATTTTCGACACGCCAGAAGTTTGGTGCTGCTTCAGATGTCCGCCATGTCAGTGTTGAAGAATTGAGCGATGAAGAGCTTTCGAGGTTGTTAAAAAAATGAAGGGGTTCATCAAGATCCACCGCCAGCTGTTCCAGTCACCGGTCTTCGAGGGCCAGGTTTTCGATCGTCGCAGCGCCTGGCTTTGGATGCTGTCCGAAGCCCGGTTCGAGGCCGGCAACAAATACATCGAGGGCCGTGAGATCCACCTGGAGCGAGGTCAGTTTGCGGCCAGTTTGAGGTTCATGGCGAACGCCTGGGGCTGGAAGAAGGACGCCGTGAGGCGTCTCGTAGGGCGCTTCGAAACCGCGACGATGATCGCGACAGACACCGCGACAGGCATATATGTCGTAACCATCTGTAATTACGAGCGATACCAGGGCGAACAAACGCGAACAGCGACAGCCAGCGCGACACCAACCGCGACACAAACGCGACAGGAGCGCGACAGCAACGCGACAAACTATAACAATGGTAAGAAGGGAAAGAAGGGAAAGAAGGTATTTACCGGCAAGGTAATTTCTCTCACCCAGGAAGATTACGACAGATGGGTGCAGGCTTATCCGCGGGTAGACCTGTCGGCCGAACTGCAATCCCTCGATGATTATTATTCAAGCGAAGGCGTTGAGCCGGACAAATGGTTTGCCCGTTGCTCCGCTGCGCTGGCCAAGAAAAACAGAAATTCCGATGTGATCGATCTCGATGCCGAGGCGCGGATGCGCCGTGCCATACAAGAGGCCCAGGCATGAGAGGCGACATATCGGAAATCAAACGCGCCCTGGCATCACAGGCGCAGTCGGTTTGTCAGGAACTTCTCCCGGCGGGCAGGGTTGTCCGCGGGGAATATGAAGTCGGCTCAATTTCGGGTGAGGCTGGCAAGTCGCTGAAGATAAGATTGGATGGTCCAAAGGCTGGTCTTTGGACAGATTTTGCTGCGGGAAAGGGTGGCGATCTTATCGATCTGTGGTGCCAGGTGCGCGACCAGGACTTGAAATCAGCCCTGGACGATATCCGGTCCTACCTGGGCATCGAGCGCCCGGCGTTTGTGCGACCGGTGAAG